ATCATGATCAGAATTATATGGATTTCTCATAAGCTTTATAACTAATCCACCAGCAGATTTAATCGATTCTACTTCATTAGGAAATCTACAATCAGCAATTATGGCTAGTTTTGATTTTTCTTGATTAATTCTATTGATTGTTGCGTTAGTCCAAACATCTGTTTTCATTTTTCTAAAGATATCTGTTCCAATAAATTGCATTACTTCTCGTGCTGTGAGACTTTTGCCATCCCATTGAATATTTGTAATAGTATTTTTATCTATATCTTCCCCATAACATTGTTCATAAGTTAAACCTAGTATATTCATGCAGATATCTTTTTTAAGAGGATCCGCAAAATTATATATTTTAGCACTATTAAGTATTCCATTAAAATAACTTAGAACAAATTCTGAGCAGGTAGTTTTACCAGATTGTTTTCTTCCGGCAAAACCTAATATCATAGTCATACGTATGCCTTTATTTCTTTGTTAATTTCTTCTTCCGACATTTCGGCTATATCTGGTTTACTAATATTTAGATTCATAATATTGTATGTATTTTTGCATTTATCTTTTATAAGAGATGCGGCTTTTTGACCAGCATCATCATTATCCATTATGGTAATAATAGTCATAGCGCCAGAACCATCCAATAACATTTTTTGTCTATCGCTCAAATTTGCCCCAAACAGAGCAACAGAGTTTTGTATTCCACATTCTTCTAGACGCCAAACATTGCCTGGACTTTCTACTAAGATTACTTTTGTGGTTTCAAGAATTTTGGTTTTTGCAAACCATATGTTGTATAAATGGTTTTGACTTTTGAATTGGTAGTTGTGTTTCCATTTTGGAAATTTCCATCTATCTTCTTCAGATGGACAGGAATTATTTTCGTCATGATATGATTCACATAAAGAGCATTTGTTAAAAATGCTACGACCAGTACAACCAACCATATATTTATGATCAATGTCGTAGATAGGTGCGACAGCACGATTATACATTTCTTTTTCTTTTTTGTCACAGAGTCCTACGTCGTATTTATCTAAAATTTTTGAACTAAATCCCCTGTTTATAAAATACTGAGCAGGAATTATTAATGATTTTCTTATACTGCTTCGACTAATTTGTGAAACATAATCAATATCTTTTTGTGTAATATGACTTATTGCAGAAGAGAATCTATTTTTCTCTTTTTGGGTTTTAGATATTTTTATGTTCTTTAAATCGTCTCCAAGAAATTTTTCTATGAATTCCATAGTTTCTTGAAAACCTACGCTTTTATTTGTGTTATTTTCCCAATTATGTTTTTTATTCGACAAAACACCACGAATAAATCCAATTATAGATGCTTTGAAATATCTTTCACAATTGTGTGTTCTACACTTCCAATTGCCTCTATACGTATCTCCATCTGGATATAGATTAAAAGCGCTCTTATTGTCTCCATTATGTATTGGACAACATCCAACATACATCTTACCATTATGATGTACATCGTCTATAGATAAGACCTCAAATAAAGATTCTATCTTATCACATAAGCTATCGCATATAACCTTTAATTGGTCCTGATCATATGAACGGGATGTTTTTGCTGTCTGGTTCATTTTCGATTGTAAAGTCATTACCATTATTATTTTTGCTCCCAATATTATTAGCTATTTCTAATTTTGTTCTACCTTCTGTAATTTTTGCACACCAACCCTTCATATGACAGTTAATATAATCATTGTCATCAAGACCGCCGCCATGACGGCTTATGATTGGAACCAATTTTCTATTACCTTCATTCGGACCATCTTCTGCTATTTCGTCATCACTTTTGCGTTTAAAAATTGTAAAATTACTACATAGCCAGATAATTCTATCTGATCCACTAGCAGTATCTGTACTTTCTTTTGTAATACCGTCTCTATTAAGCTGAACAAAAGCAACAATAGGAACCTTATATCTTGTGGCAAAATTGTGCAAGGCGGTCATCATGAAGCCTAAGACTTGATATTCTTTTAAGTCCTGGCTCATACCTTGAGTATCCATAAGTTTAAGATAGTCATAAAATATTACGCAGGGTTTTGCCGATCCATCATCTTCTAAACCAACGTCTTTAACTATCCATCTGCGCATTAAGGCTAATTGTTCTTCAAATGGTTTACCAGCAATAGACTTATAATATATTTTTGATTGCTTCAACATATCAACAGCTTTATCTATTTTAGATTTTTTATCTTGAGAATTTGCAAATTTTCCAGTTTCAATAGAGTTTATTTCTGTTTCTGTTATCATAGCTAATAATCTATTAATATGGTCTTCTTTGGTCATTTCTGTATCTAGATTAAGAACAGGTATCCCTAGTGTCGATACATGCCACCCCATATTGTCTACTAATAGAGTTTTTCCTGTTTTGGGTCTAGCCGCTATAACATTCACAGTGCTTCTTCTTAATCCTCCACCTATAGCACTATCATATACTGGAAATCCTGTTGGAATACCAACTTGATCAATAGGATTATCAATAAGGTTTTGTATATATTCGGATATACCATCGCCCATAAATACAGGATTGTTGTCTGTATCATTAATTAATGAAGTAAAATCGAAAACAGTATCTTCGGCTATAGCCAAGATAGAAGACACAGGTTCGCTACCATTAACATCTAAGAGTTTTTCTTTCGCTGCTTCAAGTTGTTCATGTAATAGTCTGGCTATTTGTAGTTTTTTGATTTTTGCAGCAAACTTAGGTATATTTTCTCTGTTTACTGGAAAGTCTAGAATAGCTTTTAAGTGTTGGCTTTCTTCTTTTTTCAAAAGAACGTGAGAAACGCCTATTTCTTGTGCGGCCGAATATATAGAAGCTATATCAATGGAAGAAGATTCTTGCTTATCACATATATGCTTTATACAACTATATATTATCTTATTACTATCAATAGTAAATGATGAGTCTTGTAAAATATCTGCTACGTCTAGATATACAGACTCACCATATCTACAAATTCCAGAAAGAACAGCCCTTTCTGCGGATGGATCAGCCAAAATCATTTTCAATTAACCTCCAGCGGAGCCAGAACATTTGTTACATTTATATCTGTCTATGGAATCAACTATCAGATTTGGACTAACCTTCTCTTTTTTACCACACACGCGACACGTTGTTTCAACAGCCTCAAATTTTCTAGTTCTCGGTGTTGGAGCATTGACAGAAAGCTTTTTATCTATTTCAATATCTTCTTTGTGCATCTTAGATTCTGGCATACTTAAAAACTTATTGTTGCTTTGTGTGCTTTTACTAGATCGTGTTTTTGTTTTTATATTTGGAGAAAAGTCTTCTGTTGTTTTTTCTTGGGGTAATAGACTTTCTAATAAAGATATTAATTGTTTAATTTGTTCGGGGTCTTTAAAATTAAGATCCATGTTTAACCTTCATTCTTTGAATTGATAATATAATATCGGATAAATTTTTAATCGAAGAGGAAATATATGTCAGCCTATCTGATCTTTGTTTAGCGTATTTTTTTATTTTGTTTAATGCTGATGCTTTTTCGTTATGCTTAATAGCCTGTGGAGCCTTTTCTATATAGCCATAACCTTTATAATTATTAATCTCATCGGCTATGGTTTCTTTAAGTGTCTCATCAGCCCAATTGAATCTAGCCAATTCTCTATTTATAGTTCTTTGAATGTGGAAAGAAAACTGGCCTAGTCTATAAGATATTTGAGCACAGTCTTCCGGAGTTAATTTTTCTAATACGTTTCTATCCATTGTTAGGTATTGATTAAGTTCTTCTTCTGGCAAAACCTTTGGATTATATTGTGGCAGTCCTAGAGTGGTTTCATATTCATCTAATACTTTGTCCCAATAATTTATTTGATCTGAAGATGTGCTTTTAGTTTCTGTTGTCACTTGATATCCTTTCGACCCATTGTTCCTCTGATTCGTGATGAGGTAGTTCTATATACTGAATATTGTTAATTTCGCACCATTCTTTTTTCTCTCTGTCTCTTTTTTGAGACTTTATAAAACCCAATTGGTTGTTATGATAAAAGGCCACAAATTTATAGTGTTGTTCACCATGAACTTCAATCGCTGTTTTCAACATAGGTATATAAAAGTCCAGAAAATAACTTTCTGATTTTTTAACAGGTATGGGTATTTCCTCTAGTATTTGCAGTGTTGGAAATTTATTTTTCAAAATTTGTCTTGCCGAGATATGTAAAGACGACTTGTTCTCTAGTTTAGCATGAGCGAAATGTCCTGTCAACTGCCAATTTTGTATCTGTCCATCTAAGGTCTTTACTTGCACTTAACACCCATTGTTTCTTTAACTGATTTTTCTAATGAGGAATATTTTTCAGGATTGTCTACGAAATATTGACGTAGTTTTTCCATGCCTTGAAATTTTTCTGACTCATAAGTATACCAAGCTCCACCCTTATTTATTAATCCTACATCGACAGCAAAACTTATAAGTTCTGTGTGCTTGTCGATTCCCTGACCATATCTGATATATGACGTTATAGAGCCTCCCGGCGGTCCCAAAGCAGAACATAGAACTTGCCACTCTATCTCTTGACCTATTTGTGTACTATCGGCACTTAATGTCCAAGGCTTGAAT